AAATGCGCAGGAAATCACATGGGCAAACTATCAAGCATTATCGCAGGCAGAAAAAGAGAACGGCACAATATACTATATCCCCGATGCTCCCGACAGCATGGCAATGCCATACTTAACGATGGAGAACGGAGTGCCAACGTTAGTATTTGATGATGGAGAGTAAAAGATGGGAACAAGACACACTCAATTTTTCATGGACAATGAATATCCAAATATTCCGATGGGCGGTGGAGGCGGTTCTGAAGTCGTACCAAATCCACAAGGAACACCAACAGACACACTCACAACTATCGGAATAGGTGGCACGATTTATGATATAGGCGGAGGCGAACCAACAAAAACGCTTGTCTATCAGCTTGGTGCAGGCGGACGATGGGAAACATTTGCCAATCCTCATTCAAGTAAGAAATTACTTGTTGAAGCAGAAGGCTATGGAATCGTAAGAGGTGGAGAGTTTGAGCCGACATTGCTTCCTGCAAGGGAAGGCGGTGACAACTACGTCACAATAGCCAATACTCCCGTGGGAAATTTGCCTATCAACTTAGGACAGATGGGAAGTGGAGAAACAATTTATATCAGTACGAATGGCGGATACGATACAAACATTCAGACCGTCCGAGTGTATAAGTTAGATTAAGGAGGGCAAAATGGGAGCAGTACACATTCCAATAATAGATGAAGATGCTTTAGACGATATTGTCTTGGCATTGCAAAGTTTATCAGCCCCAAGCGCAACTAACGTTGCAGTAGACCCAACGGGCATGGAGATAATCACAGCGAATAATTCGCAAGGCGCACTTAAGCAGTTGGATACGGCGGTGGATTCGGTTAATTCAAGTTTAACGCAGTACATAAAGCGCAAATTTATATCGATTCCAAGTAGTACGGCAAGTGGCACATATTTAACAAATGATTTTACCATTGATGATGGTTATGAATACTTATGTACTACCCAAGTATTAGGACAGGGCTTCGTTCCTACAATTCCTATTATGGTTGATGATGATACTAAGAGATTGTGGTATCAAGGCACAATTCCAACTAACCAATCAATTAAGATTATTTATTTGGAAAAACTAAGTCTAAGTTAGTGCGTTAAACATTTGTTAATTGGAAGAAGATAAGATGCCCTCAAAGAGGGTTCGCCCACTCGGCTTCGGTCGGGTGGGAATTACAAGGAGAATCATATGATTGAGCAACTATGGAATGCGATTCAAGTTATCTGCGCAGGCATCATCGTTCTTGGTGGCGCAGGGGGAATCATAGTAGGACTTTATAAGTGGGCGAAGAAACCCGACTTGAACAGAGACGAAAAAATAAAAGGACACGATGAAATGTTAGACAATGACAACAAGAGGCTGAACAAGTTGGAATCAGCGCAGGAGAACACAGACGAAGCACTTCAAGTTCTTATGAAAGCCATGCTCGCCATGATGAGTCATGCTATTGACGGAAATCACACGGAACAGCTTGCTGAGGCAAGGGATGATTTACATGAATATTTAATCAAGAGGAGGTAAATGGAAATGAAGCTAAATGACAAAGTTTACAACGTACTGAAGTGGATATGTCTTATCGCGCTTCCTGCACTGGCGGTATTCTATTACACACTGTCAAAGATATGGGGACTTCCATTTGGAGCTGAGATACCTGCGACCATAAATGCCGTTGCGGTGCTTATCGGTGCGCTGATAGGAATATCTCAGATTAATATCAGCAAGGAGGAAAGGAATGAAAACATCACAAAAGGGAATTGATATTATAAAAGAGTTTGAAGGCTGCAGGCTGAAGGCATACAAGGACGCTGTTGGAATTCCGACTATAGGCTACGGTCATACTAAGGGCGTAAAAATGGGCGACACTATCACTCAGGCACAGGCCGAGAAGCTTCTCAAGGACGACCTTGCTGCTTATGAAAAGAAGGTTGATAAGTATAACGATACATATCATTTCAACCAGAATCAGTTTGATGCACTTGTGTCATTTGCGTACAACATCGGAAGTATAGACCAGTTGACTAACAAGGGCAAAAGAACCATTGCGGAAATCTCTGAGAAGATACCTGCATACAATAAGGCAGGAGGAAAAGTTCTTGCCGGTCTGACACGCAGAAGGAAGGCCGAAAAAGCCTTATTTGACACGAAACCGGACGAGGCGGTAAATACTGCGACCGACGAAGAAAACACCGAAAATGGAGCTGATTCGGGCTATGTCGTAGGACGTACATATACAATATGCGCAAGCGACTCGCTTAACGTCCGGAGAGGTCCTGGCGTTAAATACGCGCTAGTGGGTTATAACAATTTGACAGCTGACGCCAAGAGGCATGCGACAGCGAATGGAGCACTCAGAAGCGGTACCAGAGTCACCTGCAAAGATGTCAAGATTGAAGGCAATAACGTATGGATGAAGATTCCTAGCGGATGGATCTGTGCCATCTCTGGAAAGTCAGTATATGTAAAGTAATCACTTGTTTTCCATATTATTACACCCCCTGGGTGCCCTGCTTGGTCTTCCCCCCTCAACTTAGATCAGGCAGGGTATTTTTTTATGCTTTTCGAGGGGAAATAAGAGGGGAAATAAAATGTGATAATATGGTATAATGAGTGATTATGTTAACAAGGCCAAATCTTCGGAAACCGCAGAAAATAAGGGCTTTTGCACCATGTTTAGCTACTTCTCAAAATCATGGTTCAAGTCCCATCTCCCGCACAAGAAAATGACCTCGGATTGCCCTAAAATAAAGGGTTCCGAGGTTTTTTGTTTTCTCTGAGGGGAAATAAAGGGGAAATTAAAGCACTTTAGCATTATCCAGGATAGCGTTATCCCGCTCCCTTAATTGCTCAGTAATATGGAAATATATGTCTTTTGTAATCTGCGAACTCTCATGGCCTAACATTCTGGAAACAGTTTCAAGTGGAACTCCATCAGCTATCAGAAGGGAAGCTGCGGTATGTCGGAGAGCATGAGTTGTTATCGTTCTTCCGAGAACTCTGTTTGATAATTCCTTCAGGTACTTATTGAAGGCATAATAATCAAGATGGGTTCCTTTACTATTGCACATGAACAGATCTGATCTGCATCCATTCTCAAATTTATACTTACGTATATACTTACGTATATCACTCACGAGATCTTTTAGTTCCTTCCGAAGATAGACATCACGATTTGATGATTCGGTCTTTGGAGTGTCGAACTTATCTGCATTGATCTGATATGTGGATCTAACATGGATATAATCATTATCTATGTCGGAATCCCGAAGGGAGATAACCTCGCCGACTCTGAGACCTGATAAAGCCATGAAATGGATCATGTGATGCCAGTGCGGAATATTCTCAGAATTATCCAGGAGTTTTTTCAGCTCCTCACGTTCCAGGTATTTATCCTCAATACGTGCCTTCTTATTGTCTGGGAGCGTTTTTAGCTTGTCTATGAGCGTTCGTTCTGTCAGATAGTCATTTGTATAAGCCCAGTTAAGAAAAGCCTTAAATCGAGCTAAATACTCGTTATAAGTGTAGTTCTCTTCGGAATGGCTCATGATAGTATTCCGAACATAAGGAATCGAGAGGTTATTGATAAGCGCATCTTCACCCAGCCACTTGAATAATCGGTTCAGAGTGGCTTTATTTCGGATTAGGGTACTCTCTTTAAGGGTGCGGGCCTTATCGTCCAAATACAAGCCTAAAAGTCGCTTCAGGGAGAAGTTATCGGGTTTGGTATTTGTCAGAATATCATCAATTCGTTCTTCCAGGAGTCTCTTTGCGAGCTTATAGTTGGATGCACTCTGTTTATCCAGGAGAATGGAAACTGTTTTCCATCTTCCGGTGAGTTCATCCTTATATGGCATCCTATACTTGCAGCGCCCATCCTTCTGAACTTCTTCATATAATTCTACTCGGGTTTTACTCATATGATTACCTCTTGATTTGTATCTTTATCTCAATTGGATCTGAAAAGGTTGCAACTTGTCCTGAATCATTTACCTTCTTATAATCACCACCGGAGATCTTCGCAGTTATGTTCTGATATCCAGCTGCAAGCATTTTAAGAGCTAATTCATTGCTATCTTTTGGAATATATCCAACAAATATAGTATTGATCAGAACTTTAACAGCATTTGGATCATGTGCGTTGTTTGGTTCAGCTACAAGCTGCACAGGTTCATTTGTGAAATAGTATCGGAATAGCTTCTTGTTGGTCCATCCCTTTTCTATGATCTTATCAATTGGCATGGTGTACTTTTTCTGCTCGGTTGCCAGGAATGCAAGATTATCTCTGTGATATTCAATTCCGGCAACGAAGAAACTCATTCCATCTGGAAGAGCAGGAGCTGGCTTTGCAGAGGTAAATGTTTTCTTTAACTTCTCAAACATAGTTAATCCTCCTTTTTTGTTGTCTTCTCCATAGATTCTTTAATTTTCCTTGTGGATTCATCATACAATTTCTGAGCAGCTGCCAGGTTGTTTTTTGTTTCTTGAGTAAGATTGACATCAACATTATCAAGTAATAATTGAGAATAAGCCAGGAGACGAGCCCTGATATTTTCTGTCATCTTATTATAATTTGCAATCAACTCATTCTGTTCCGGAGACAGTTTTAAATAATTATCCCATCCCATTAAAAGGGCAGGGTTTACTTTAAGTGTATCTGCAAGTTTTTCAATCTTGCCACGTTTCATCTCTTCGATTTGCCCACTTTCCCATCTTGAAACGGTAGATTGATTTACTCCTACACTCTGAGCAACATCATCAAGGGTTAATCCTAAGTCTTTTCTTCTTTCTTTCATTAATTCACAAATCTCATTATTATCCATCCTTACACCTCCTATATTCAATTATCTCCGGTAAGGTCATAATATATCAAAATATGCGTTTTTGCAAATATTTTATAAATTTGTGAAAATTGTTCTTGCATAAACGCAAGAAGTATGTATAATAATACTTGTGAGATGCGTAAACGCATAAACCACAAGATAAACCACTATTAAAAGAAAGGAGGCCAATATGTTCGACAGGAAGAGACTCCAGGCGCAGATGGTTCTAAAAGGAGAAACCGCTAAATCTTTATCGGAGAAGTTGGAGATCAATGAATCCACTTTTTATCGTAAGTGTAGCAATGATGGTGATTTCAGCAGATCTGAGATTAACAAGATCATTGATATTCTTGAAATAGAAGATCCAGCGGTTATTTTTTTTGCAAATGAACTTGCGTAAACGCATAGCGTAAACGAAAGGAGTAGGGCAAAAATGTACGCAAACCAAACACAGCTTGCCTCACAGTTTGGCTTTCATCCGAATACTATCTGCAAGATGGTTGCGGAAATGCGACAGACCGGAAGATATCCTCCGAACTGCATTATCGGAGAGCGTAAACGTCGCAGAGTGAAAGTTGAGGCATTCGAGGACTTCTTGATCAACAGAGAGCTTCTGAGGAGTCCAACAATGAAGAAACACGTTAAACCATACAAGGAGGAGAGACCATGAACGAAAATAAAAAAGGCACAGGCATAAAGCCTGCACCAAAACCACACAATCATTCTATCAGAACTGTAGACTTTTGTCTACTTCTGTCAATTATCTTTTTATTCGCTTTGCTCATCTCCGAACTGTATCACAACGATGCACTGGCTGCCTTTTCTATGGGTGCCATGATCGCATCAGCAATTCCAGTAACACATCATAATTTAAAAAGGAGATAAGAGAATATGGGAAATGAGGTTTTAACAATTACCGTGCCTCTTGAAAAGTATGAGGCGCTTGTTGAATGCGCTGCAAATGTAGAAGCGCTGGCAAGAATGTATGCTGCTTCAAGGTATGTCAATGATGATGAGGTCAAGGCTGTTCTCGGAATCAGAATCGAGACCTTCGATGATGAGGAGGCTGCCAATGAGTAATATCTATGAGATTTCAACCAACCTCATGCAGATCATGGAAATGATGGATGATCCTGAGCTTGATCCTCAGACTCTCGGAGATACATTCGAGGCCATTGATGGCGAGTTCGAGGAGAAGGCCGATGCTTATGCCAGGATAATGAAGAATCTCGAGGGTGACGTTGCTGCTCTCAAAAATGAGATTCAGAGACTTTCCGACAAGAAGTCTACCATCGAGAACAACGTGAAGCGCATGAAACAGGCATTGCAGATCGCAATGGAAATGACAGGAAAGATAAAGTTTAAAACGGATCTGTTTAGTTTCGGAATACAGAAGAACACTCCATCGGTTGTTATTGATACAGATATCAACAACCTAGATCCAAAGTTCCTCAAGTTCCGTGAGCCGGAAGTTAATAAAACGGCTATCAAGGAAGCTATTCAGAACGGCGAAGATCTGACTGGATACGCTCACCTTGAGCAGAGTCAGAGTTTAAGGATCAGATAAGGGGGGTGACGGAATGATACCAGTTCTCATCATGGGAAGAAGTGGCTCCGGTAAGACATACAGCCTCAAGAATTTCAAGGCTTCTGATGTCGGAGTTATATCGGTTGAAAAGGGAAGGCTTCCGTTCAAGTCTGATATCCAGGTTGCAAAGATTCCGAAGAGTTTCGGAGAAGCCGAAGATCAGAAGGGAATGGATTACGCTTCTTTATACCGTGCAAAGTATGCCTGGATCTACAATGTGATCAAGTCGGGCAAGTTTAAGAGTTATGTGATCGATGATAGTCAGTATCTCCTGGCAAACGAACTCTTTGATCGTTCAGCTGAAAAGGGATATGACAAGTTCACTCAGATGGCTGCTAACTTCCGAGGTTTAATCCATGCCATAAATGAGGCAGGGGATGATGATAAAATCGTCTATTTTCTGCACCATACCGAAACAGATACAGATGGCAGGGAAAAGGTTAAGACTATCGGAAAGATGCTTGATGAGAAACTGACAGTTGAAGGATGTTTCGACATTGTTATCTACTGCCAGGATCACAAGTTCTATACACAGAGCAATGGTCAGAGTACAGCCAAGACTCCGGAGGATATGTTCGAGTTAGAGATTCCGAATGATCTCAAGGCTGTGGATGATGCAATAAGAAAATATTATGGCTTAGGAGGAAAGAAATAATGAAAGTACCATCTTATGACAAGAAAAACAGAAGGCAGGCATTTGAGAGACTGCCAAAGGGAGCATATGTATGCAAGATTCTGAATATCGAGGAGGCAAAGTCTAAGTCGGGAAAGGATATGCTCAAGATTAGCTTTGATATTGCAGAGGGCGAATATAAGGATTTCTACGCAAAGCAGTACCAGGCAAACACTTCCGAAGACAAGAAGTGGAGCTACGATGCAACAATGTATCTCCTTTTCCCTTATGACGGATGCGAAGCATTCATCTCAAGGAACTGGGATACGTTTTGGGCTGATGTAGAGGACTCCAACAATGGTTATGTGTTTGACGGAAACGAGAAGACTGTTAAGGGCAAGACCTTCGGTGGCCTCTTCCGTATCGAGCAGACAGAATACAATGGCAATATTTATGATCATACTCGCCTGGCATTCACAAGGATAGCTCAGGACATCAGAGATGAGAAGTATTCGCTTCCAGAAGATAAGCTCGTTGCAGCTGCGGCTCCGACAAATGATGATTCCTTCATGGATGTTCCGACAGGACTCGAGATGGATCTGCCATTCAAGTAGCCTATGGATAACTTTGAGATTAAAAAGATACTTGATACATTCGAGATCTTCGTTGATACGAGAGAACAGGCGACTCGCAGGAGTTCCGACAGATATAAGCAGTTCGGGGCTCCCTGGAGGCGCAGGACACTCGATTATGGGGATTATACCTACAATGTGAAGATTAACGGAAAGGACCTTGTATATGGTCAGAGAATTAAGGGATTATGCGCCATAGAGCGGAAACAGAACCTTGATGAGCTTGCTTCTTGTCTTACTCGTGGCCGAGATCGTTTTGAACGTGAGTTTCAGCGTGCGTGTGACAATAATGCTCGGTGCTATCTTCTAATAGAAAATGGCTCCTGGGAGCTGCTTATCAAGGGGCAGTACCGCTCCAGGTTCCGACCTAAATCATTCCTAGCTTCACTTGCTGCTTGGCAGGTCCGTTATGGTCTAAACGTGATTTTCTGTGACATGAGTGTATCAGGCATCTTGATCAAGGAAATATTGTACAGAGACATCAAGGAAAGACTTGAGAGAGGAGAGTTCGATGGAATCGAATAAAGTTTTAAGAAAAAAAAGTGCGACAGTGTTTCCGAGTGAATTGGAATTGATTGAAGACTTAACAGAAAAGATGCAATTTAAGGCACTTTTGATGCTTTTTAACTATGAATTGTACGGAATCGAGCCAAAACCGGAGTTTTTGAAGAATAAAACGATAAAAGCGCTGTGGATTACGTCGAAACCACTTATCGATAAAAGAGTGCGGAATTATGAAAACGGTTTGAAAGGTGGAGCGCCAAAAGGCAGTAAAAATGCGGTCTCAAAGGGTAAAGCAAAACCGAACCATAACCGAAACGTAACCGAAACAGAACCGACTCATAACCGAACTGTAACCGAATCACAACCCGATAAGGAAAAGGAGAAGGAGAAGGATAAGGAAAAGGAGACTTCTCCTTACTCCGTAAGGGGTTCGCTTGATGCTCCCCTTACGTCGACGGAGGAAATGAGTGAGCTTGATAAAATCTGTCCGATTCAAGATGAAGACTGGGATTGGAATTGGGATAACGTTCCAGATCCGGTTCCGCTGCCAAAGAAGGAAGATGATGATTGATGTATGAGTTCAAAGTTGAGGATGCGATAAGGTTCGCAAGTGAAAAAGGTTTTAAGACCAGGAGAACATATAACGAGCTTGTATTTCAGAAATGCCCATATTGCGGAAATGCGTCAAAGGATAAAGAGAAGTTTGCCATCAATCTCGGAACAGGTCAGTTTAATTGTTTCAGAGCTTCATGTGGTGCGAAGGGTAATATGCTCACACTGGCAAAAGACTTCGATTTCTCTCTCGGAAAGGATGCGGATGTATATTACGGAATCGGACCGAGGAAGCATTATAAGGTTTTCAAGAAACAGGATAAGCCGATTGAGTCGAAGGATGATGCAGTTAAGTTCCTGGAGTCAAGGGGAATCAGTGAGGATGTTTGTCGGAAGTATCAGATCACAACGGACAGCAAGGGCAGCATAGTCTTCCCGTTCATAGATTCGGAAAATCAGATCCAGTTCATCAAGTACCGGAACCCAGCGCCAAAGGAAGGACAGAGCAAGGAGTGGGCTGAAAAGGATTGTAAACCTATTCTGTTCGGAATGTATCAGTGTAATGCCGATAATCGGACTCTGATAGTCACGGAAGGACAGATCGATTCGTTGTCAGTTTCGGAGGCAGGGTTTGAAAATGCCGTGTCAGTTCCAAATGGATCTCAGGGATTCTCCTGGGTGCCATATTGTTGGGATTGGATGAAACAGTTCACGAAGATAATCATTTTCGGAGATCATGAGAAGGGGCACATAACACTTTATGATGGATTTTCGGAACACTGGGGCTCAAAGGTTTGGCACGTAAGAGCTGAGGATTACCTGGATTGCAAGGATGCGAATGATATTCTCCGGAAGTATGGAGCGGATCAGATCAAGAAGTGTATTGAGAATGCTGTTCGTGTTCCAGTGAAGAAGGCACTGCAGCTATGCGATGTGCAAGATCTGAATCCATATAACCTTGAGAAGATGGAGACCGGAATCAAGGAGCTTGATAATCTGCTTTGCGGAGGTCTTCCGTTCCGTCAGATAGTTCTGATAACTGGAAAGGCCGGAGATGGTAAAAGCACGCTCGCAGGACAGTTATTACTCAATGCAATCGACAATGATTACAAAGTATGTGCTTATTCGGGCGAGCTTCCGAATTATCTGTTTAAGAGTTGGCTGAATTATCAAGCAGCAGGCTCAAAGAATATTGAGGATGAGTTCTCACCCTGGACTGCATCACAAACAGTTCCGAAGGTCAAGCCGAATGCAATGGAGAAGATCAATGCCTGGTATAAGGACCGAATATGGATTTATGACAACTCAATCTGTTCAGAAGATACGGATAGCCTTGTGAGCTTCTTTGAAGAAATGATCATCCAGTACGGAGTAAGAGTGCTGCTTGTGGATAACTTAATGACTGCGCTGGATCTAGCCGAGATAGACTCTCAGGATAAATATGATGGTCAGAGCAAGTTCATGAAACAGTTTACCAGGTTAGCGCTGCAATATAACGTTCTAGTTCTGATGGTAGCCCATAAGCGCAAGGACAATGGCAGCACAAGCACAAATGATAATGTCAGCGGTTCAGCTGATATCACAAACCTTGCCTCGATAGTTTTGAGCTATGAACGAGGCAAAGAGAAGGATGGTTATACCGAAGACATGAGATGTCTCAAGGTAACGAAAAATCGTCTCTTCGGAAAGATTAAAACAGACGGGATCAAGACTCAGTATGACGAAAGATCCAAACGAATTTATACACTCGAGGCAGAGCGTGACCGGAGCTACATTTGGGATTTACCGTTCATGCAGGATGTTGAGGAGCCGGAAGTGGAAATACAGCAAGAATTAGATCTGCCGATTTAAGGGGGCAATATGGGATATTTGTTTAACACAAAAGAGCGAAAGATGTTCGCTGATTATTACGATCTTTGCCAGGCTTATTACGTGATAAGCGCTGATAAGGATAAATACTGGGATGAATTGTGGCTCGAAGCAAAGAAATTCAACGAGAAGTACAAAGATATCGGTTTAGCTTGGTATATGATGTCAGCATTTCTGACTTCTCAGGAGATGAAAGAAATGGAGTTAAATCATGAAAGAAATAGTGTTGGCAGCAGCGTTGGCTCTAGTCAGCGCAGCACCGCCTAGTGAACTTCCTCCAACTGCATTCGTACAGGAAGGGGATGAGAGAACATATGTCGGAAGTTATCAGTGTACGGCCTACAAAAGCACAGGCAATGCTTGTGCAGATGGGGTTTATCCATGTGAAGGTGTAACGGTTGCCAGTAATGACCCAAATTTGTGGCACAAGGTAATTGAGATCAGTGGCACCGGAACTGACTGGGATGGACTGTACTACGTACATGATACGGGTGGCATGAGCAGTAATGTAATTGATATTTTTATCGACGATTATTCCGAGTGTATTCAGTTCGGAAGAAGGTCAGCTGATATCTACATTGTGGAGGTTGGAAGTGCATATGAGTGATAGGTATAAGAGAGTAGAGGTATGTCTTACGGATAAACAATGCAGATATTTGCAGGCTCTGAATCTGTTGAAGGGTAAGAATGGCATCTCAGAAGTCATAAGAATCATCGTAGAAGAATATAGGAAAAACCATCCAATCTGAGGAGATGAATAAAATGGAGATATGGGTTAAAAATCTGAAGACGGGTGAAAAATGGAAGCTCGATAATGATAAGTCAAAGATGGTGTATAAGGACGGAAATAAGACCATGTTTCAGCTGAAAGATATCTCCTGTTTCAGATTCTTCCCATGTGATCCTGATAAGGCTGATGAGTTCAGACAGAATCGGTGCAAGGAGATTGAGAGAAATACCGAGGGGTATCAGTTCAATATATTTGATTTTTAAGAAAGTTGAGGAATAACAATGGGTAATAATTTGGCAGATCTTAATGAGCTGTTATTTGATCAGATCAGAAAGCTCGAAAATGATGATCTTACAGATGAACAGCTGGATCGTGAAATCAAGAAGAGCGAAAGCATTACAAAGACTGCTTCTGTAATCCTGGGAAATGCAAAGCTGGCTCTTGAAGCGCAGAAACAGTTTGATGAGTATGGCACCGGAAGAACAGTAGATATCCCGCTCCTGGGAATAAGCAACCAGGACTTGATGATTGAAAACAAGAGTTTAAGAAGAAGATTAGCTCAGAAGGAGTCATATGATTAAATGGTTAGAACATCCTGAATATGTGAGGTTCATGAAGAAGATAATTCCAGGACATACAGAGCCGGAAATAAAGGCTGCATTCAAGAAAAAATATGGAATTGATCTTACTGATGGTCAGATCGGCGGTTTTAAGACCAAGTATCAAATTAAGTCTGGAACCCATGGTGGTCGCTGGGTTAAAGGTCAGGCTTCTTTCAATAAGGGGCAGAAGATGTCCGCTGATGTATATGTGAAATGCCAGCCGACAATGTTCAAAAAAGGGCATATGACTCACAATCACAAACCAGTAGGGTCTGAAAGAATCAATGTTGATGGTTATGTGGAAATCAAAGTTGAAGAGCCTAAGAAGTGGAAATTAAAGCAGCGAGTAGTTTATGAGGAATACTACGGAATAAAGCTCTCCAGCAATGATGTAATCATATTCCTGGATGGAAATCGTTTAAACCTGGATATTGAAAATCTTGTCAGAATGACCAGGTCTGAGCTTGTCAGATACAACCAAATGAAGCTGCATGGTGATAATCCTGATCTGAACATGAGTGCGGTACTTCTCGCAAAGATCAAGGCAATGCAAGGGAGAAAAGAAAATGAAGAAGATTAAAGTGATAATTAAGAACCCGGAGGAGGAATATGGTCACGTTTGTTGGGTAGCTGATGAGCTGGAAGTCTTACAGACTATCGTCGGAGGCTATATTGAGATCGTTCCTGCATCCGAGAAGGAAAATGTAGTGATCATCTGTGACGAGGAGGGAAAACTCAAAAATAAAGAGCCAAACCTTGCGCTCGGAATAGATGTTGTAGTCGGAACTATTATAGTTTGCGGTCAGGAGAATGAAAACCTTGTTGATATCCCTTGGAATGTTGAAAGATGGATGAGGTTTGTTGATATGAGGAGACCAATGTTTGATTATTAACGGAGGTAACAGCTATGGGGAAGCAAATGACTATATTTGATTACAATAAGATCTGTGCAAATTGTGAACACTATGCCAGGGTTTATAGAGCATTTTATCATTCATGCTTCTGCTATGATTCACCATTTAGCGGAAAAGTAATGCTTGCCAGGGATGCTGATAATACTTGTGGATTTTGGGAAGAACGCAAGGAACCTGATGAGGCTTATGATGGTGGTGAAGCTAAGGATGATTATTAAGAAATATGCAGTTGCATGGATAAAGAAATATATTCTTAAGGTGCAGAGTCCTAGTCTTATATGGTTGGGATATAAGTATGAATGGGATTATCTTATGGCAAAGAGAGGTAATAAGGAATGACAACAGAAGAAGCATCAGTAATCATCGGAAATATCCCAATAGAAGGTGATGATTGTTATACGATAGCAGAATATCAAGAGGCAAAAGCTATGGCAATCAAGGCATTGGAGCAGATAGAAATATGGAATGCTACAACCAAAGACAGGCAGATAATTGC